GATTATAGCGCACTTGTAACCGCAGCAAATTTGAGCAAATTGTCTAGGCTCGAAACTTTCTTTGCAAACTTTACATTTTTTTAGTTTCATTAGAACATTGTTAGTTGTGATTCTGTTTTGTTAATTCTTTCAGTTGCAATGTTAAAATAATTGTCATCCATTTCTATTCCTATAAAATTGCGGTTTAAATTTTTAGCAGCAACTCCAGTTGTTCCTGAACCCATTGTAAAATCTAAAACTATTTCGTTTTCGTTAGTGTAGGTTTTAATTAAATATTCCATAAGAAGTACTGGTTTTTGGGTTGGGTGTAAACCATTTTCAGTATTAAATTTTTGGATACTACTTGGATTCCTTTTTTCATTGTCTGGATTTGTATAAAACTCATTGCCATTATTAACAAATTTACCTCCATTAATATCAGATAATTTATTTCGCATTTTATACTTTAATCTATTTTGTCCGCTTTCTGCTCTTAACTGTTTTATAGGGTAATAATTTATTTTATTTTTACCAAAAACTATAATACTTTCGTGTTCTTTAAATGGGTTTGTTTTTAGATTTGCAAAGTTGCTGCCTTTGTTTTTCTGCCAAATCCATTCGTGTTTAAAATGCCTTATATTGCTATTTATTAAAACACTTGTAAAAGGTTGGCTTCCAAATAAAACTATTGCGCCGTTTGGTTTTATAATTCTATTCAACTGTTCCCACATTAAATCAAAAGGTATAACGCTATCCCATTTGCAAGCAGTAGTTCCATATGGTGGATCTGTTATAATAGCGTCAATACTTCCGTCAGGAATTGATTTCATTAACTCTAAACAGTTGCCGTGTATTAAGTTCATCATAATTTATAATATTTTTAATTTTTCATTTGGCAAAGGTTCTTATATATACAAGTTAGCAACAATACTAAGAAGCATCATCGCTTTCATCAGAAGGTTGCCATAATTCACGCAATTCAAAAGAGTTATTACTTTTTAAAACAACAATTACTGCTGCGTTTATTTCAGCGTAAGTTATCTCAAAATTTTCTTCCTCACATATTTTATCTATTGCTTCTTGTATAGCGGTAGATATTTTACCAACTCTTTTTTTTGCTTGTGTTTGTCTTTCGTTAAGTTTCATAATAATTACTGTTTCTAACAGCGTATATGTGAAATACGCAATTAAGGTTTGTATTTAATTTTAAAATTTCTACTATGCGTACTTAAAATATACGCAAACCGTTGTGTGAGATTGCTACGATGGCGGTATAAATTCACTGTTTTCCGTGTTTTCACAAAACCATTTTGTTTCGTCTTTATTTGCTTTTTGCTTAATTAAAGAAACGTGTGTTAATTCTTTTTTACAATGTATATCTTGTACAATTACTCCATTATCCATTTCTTTACCTAAATATTGTAATATTTTGTCTTTTAAAACAACAATATCAAATGACTTTATTTCCATAATAAATTTTAGTTTTTAAAACTACAACCTCACAAAACGTGGAAGCGTTAGAATTATTTATTTATTGCTTATACAAATATACAAAACTTAATTAAATAAACAATACTTTATTTTAAAAGTATTGTAAAATTTGTTCTTCTATATTTTCATCAGAAACCCCTAGCCACTTACTTATTATTCCTTTAGTATCCTCGTAAAGTTTAGTAAACTCATTTTGATCCATACTTCCAAAACTTATAGAGTTAGCTAGTTTGTAAACCTCTCCAGTAATTTTGTTTACTATTTCGTCGTAACGACCGGATGTTATTATTAAATCGCGTCTCATATCTTCTAACAGCCTATAATCGCTTTGATTTTCAAAACATAGTTTAAGCAAAGCAAAGTATTTTTTATGAAAGGATAGGTTTCTGCGCTTAGTGTAGGTAATTTCTATCTGTTCCCCTATTGGTATTTTAGCAAAGTTTTCGTAGTCTGAATCATAGCAAGGCTTTAGACTACCGTTTATCTTTATTACAAGTATTTTCATAGTTCTTTTAAAAGTTTTCTATAAATTGCGTTGGTTTTCTCGCAGTTTTGCCCGCGCAAATATTGCTTTTGAATTAATTTTTTGATTGTTTCTAGTGTGTGTTTCATAATTTATTTAGTTTTTAAAACATTGTTAGTTGTGATTGGTGGTTATGCAATCTTTTTAAACTTGCTTCAAAATAATCCTTGTCAAGTTCGCAAGCAGTTAAATCAAACTTTAGATTGTGGCAAGCTATTGCAATTGATCCTGAACCTAAATGTGTGTCGAGTATTTTGTCACCTTCCTTTGCGTAGTTTAATAAAAGCCATTCGTAAAGTTTTACGGGTTTTTGAGTTGGGTGGATTCTTGATTCTTTATTTTTCATGTCGTGCTGAATCATACCGTGCCAAGCAATAGAAACAAAGTCCACTTTATTTAACCAACTTAACCAAGCAAGTTCTCCTTGTGAGTATGTAGGCATTGTTACGTGCTTATGCCAATATAACATTCCACCCTGAAAATTAAAGAAGTTTGCTCCCCATATAACTTGCTTTTTACTTACTCTTTTTAACTCTGTAAAATACTCGTCATTAGGTATTGCATCATCCCAATTTGTTTTTTTATAACTGTTTATTTTTGCCTTACTTGTTTTTTCGTGCCTATCAGAGTTTTTACCATTGTTTTTATCATCAGCATTAATCCCATAAGGCGGGTCGCAAATTGCTAAATCAAAATAATTATCAGGGTATCGAGCCATTAACTCCATATTGCATTCGTTTGTAATGTTTATCATAATTTATTTAGTTTTAATAATGGTTTTGTAATTAAAAGGCGTTCCCATCCACATAGAGTGTGTTATATTTCTATAAAGTATTTTTGAATCCATTTGATATTTGTTTTGTGAATTAAAACTAATTGGGTTTAGGTGCTGAGTAGGTGTTGAATACCGACTTACTGTAAAATCGTACTTACCGCCTTTGTCTTCTACGCAATTTTTTAAATAATAATCGAAACTTGGTAATTCCAATTTACTAACACCTAGCCATCTTTTTGGATCGTTTGCTATAATGTCGCATCGGTAACGCAAATACTTTTTATAATACTCAATTCTTTTATAAATATAATTTATTTCGTTTGCTTTCATAACTATTCTACTAAGTAAGGTAATGCATTTTTGTTTACGTCAAATGAAAACTCCTCAAATTGGTATCCTCTACTATAAGGATTAGTAACTTTAATTTGCCCTAAATCGTCTTTCTCTAAATCTATAACCGTTTCTGCTTTCTTTAATACAAATGTACCTAAATGCCCTAAGGGTTTGTTTGTGCCGCTTGCTTTGTGAATTACCGTGCAAATGTGAATATTGTATTGCGAAGTCCACCTTAGCAAATAATCTGCAACCTCTTTACTCATTACCAAATCGTTTGTGTTTTCTACTAAATCCGCAACACCATCGATAAACAATAGTTTTACTTTTTCTTTACAAAATTTAGATTGGTTTATTAAAAGTTCATCGGTAAATTTTAATCTTTCTGGAGTACTTAAGTGCCGAGTTGCAAAGCTATGGTAGTTTTGGTAATTACCGCCAACCATTTCGATAGGTCGCCTAAATGTTCTTTGCGCATAATAGTTACCTTGCTCTGTATCTATGTCGATAATACCGTAATCCTTTGTTCTATGCCCTTTAATGTTTGGAAATAGGTTGTTTGTGTTGCCACCAATATACGAAGCGCAAATAGCAGATTTTAAAAAACTCTTTTTACTTTTTGATTGCCCTACTATTGCGGAAAACTCTCCAGCGGTGCATACGGCTGTGTCGTAATGGTTGCCTTTATATTCGTGGTTACCTATTGAAATTAATATTTCTGGTTTAGGTATTTCGATTGATAAATCTACAAAGCAACTGTTAAATGTTTTATCAAAATCAAAAGTTTGTTCTTCTTGTAATGCATTTTCTAAATCTTCAAAATTTAAGTCCATAATTTATTTTTTTAGCGCAATTGATTTTCTTTTTAATTGTTTGGTTATTAGTTATTTACAAAAGTAGGTTCGTATATATACAAGTTAGCGGTAATTTATTTCGACCTCGTACCCAAGTTCGCCTAAAACTGCTTTAAGTGCGTTTTTTGAATCTTCTGCATATTGCTCGTCTAATTTTTTATCATTTAAATAAATGTCTGTACCGTAATTATCACAACATTTATCTCCGCATTGGTAGTGCCAATCTTCTAAATCAATATTTAACTTAACATACTCTTTTTTGTGTTGCAAAACCCACGCTTCTAAATGTTCGTCAATCTTATCAATACTGTATTCTAAATTTGTTAATCCATTTCTGCACCAATCCGCAAATCCAATCATATCTTGTATAGTAAAACTACCGCTAACATCGGTTTTGACTAATGCCTTTTTTTGGTTTGTGTTTTCAATCATTGTTTTTAAATTTAAAAATTAGTTTGTACTTGTTATTTTATGTCTTGAATTTACGGAACTAGACAAAGCCGCAACCCGTTAGGAGCAACCGAGTTGGATTCGCTAATCTTCGTGCTGACTTATTTCGTATATTTCTGTGATACATTCGTCAAGTTTTTCTAACTCTATGTCAAATTCAT